GCCCTCATCCTGTCTTCCTGCTCCTGCTGGTATGTGGAATAATCTGTCAATTAAACAACCTCTCCTGTTCTTGCTTTGATGCCTTCTGTCTAATAGATGACCCATAATAGGCTACAATTCTACCAGTTACGCTGTCATGATGACTGATAATGTCATATCCATCTTGTTCAAAATCAGATCGATGGGATTCAATTAGTTTCCTTGCGTACTCATCTCCTCGACCCCTGAACCTCTCGTGTTTATAATAACGATTTAGAAAATCTTCGAGCGACTTGGCAGGTACTTTATATTTCTTAAAATTCTCTTTAAGGTTTAATAGATTCATAGTTTGGTAATATGGCCTCACTCCCCCGCCTCCGCATAAAGCCAATCTCCCTCAGTCCGTTGCTCCCGAGCAAACATTTTTTGCTGACATGCCCCAGGATGCCGGTACCGATATGGACCAGACAGGGGCTTGCCGCACTCCACGCAATTCCAACCGTTGGGCCCCCCCTGTTTTGTCCTCTCCCCATGACCATCCGAGAGCTTATATACTGGGCCATTCTCTTTCCGGAGGATCCGGATCTGTCGGGTGCGTTCCCTTTTGACTTCCAGGTGATCTTCTCGGCATTCTGCTGTTTTAAGACACCATTTTTGCGCTTGGCCTCTAAAGCCTGGTTGAAACATTTTATGACAGTGGATGCAGGGCCTGGGTGGAGGGAGCTTCATACTAAACATCTCCCCCTATACTTGCATTTTACTTGGTCACAATAAGTCCGGGTGCCTGTCCTGAAACATGGCCACAAGTCATTCCGAGCTTGAATGCACTGGATACACTCCGTCAAGCAGGGCTCGTCGCATATTGTGCTGGTGATATCATTAAACCGGCTTGCTACCGGCTCATGTTTCCTTCCACATTTTATGCACTTGGGGGTTAGGGCCAATTGCCACCTAAAGGTTTGCGATAACAAAATCTTCTGGTAAATCTGAAAAAGTAAAAGCCATGAAATAGGATGAATTATCGCGATTGGGAATTTTGTCTCCAGGAAGTTCTTTATTTTTGATTATTTGACGGTTGAACCATAGCCTGAAGACATTCAGATTGCACAAAGACCATTTCGCTAAGTGTTCTTCTTGCTCATCGCAGAAGGCATAGAAAAAATAATCCCCCCAGCCTTCTATGATTTTGGTTAATTCCGTTTTGGCTCCACTTGGTAATCCTGCTCTAATAGTAAATTCATTCCCGTAAATTTTTAAATAATCATATTTTCGGATTCGACACGCAATCCGTACAGCATCAAGCCGAAGTACCATTAAATCTGTGTTATGTTCAGCATCTTCTTCTATCGGCGGTTCGCTAATAAGATGTTCGCCTAAAATGCGTTTTATTTCTGGTAAAAATCCATCAGCCCATTGTTTTTGGTATTGCCATTTTTCCATCTATATTGCTTCTAGTCCCCAACCATCAAATCCTTCAATTAAACGCCTATTAAAAATATCTATCCGGCGACCAGCGGTAACTCTCCGGATTACATCATAAAATAATTCTGGCTTTTCAGAATGTCCGGTGCGGGATGCTTCGAAGCATACCGGGAAAGCTTTAGCATCAATAAATTGCGGTGTTCCTTTTCTGGCATATAAAGCAAACTCACAGTTATATTGTGGTAATCCAAAGGGTTGGAATCCGCCTGGTTTATGCCACACGAAACAACACACATATTTCAAGCCCCATACTTGCAATAAGCGAAATGCTATTGGTAGGAACTTATGTGTTGTCCATAGCCAGACATGACAATTATCAGCTGCCGGGATATTAAACGCCTCAAGTTCAGCTGTCGTCATAGTTGGATAATCAAACCCAACCTGATCTGGCGCTATATCACGTTCTATCTTTTCTGTCGGCCAAGGTGGATCAATAATAATAACATCGTAAATTCCTTCTATGGCTTTGACTTTTTTTGTATCTATATCTTCCAGTTTTTCAATTATTTCCTTGCGCTTAATCTCACGCCGGACGTCAGCAAGGCTTTTTTTGCCCTGTATAATGGCTTGCGATTCGTCTGGATACTGTTCAAGAAATATGGCAATTTTCCCATCCCGTTTGATCGTGGCCGGTGATACGCCATGCTCTTTTGCGAGGCGGTCAGCGGTGGATATGGGTGGCTCATTTTGATCTACCCTTGATCCCGGGATCTGTCCGCCGAGATTCTGTTTCGCCCGATTATATCTGCGCCCCCGCAGAATACTCATCTGGTCTGGCGTAAGATTTCTACGGCCTAGCTGGTTTCTATCTATCCAATCGGCGGCCTCTTCCCTGTCTGCCAAGCTAATTTCAGCGGTTTGAAATGAAATCCCCCGGCGGTTGCAAATTTCTAGGCGATTGTGGCCGTCTAGCAGAATATTTTTCTCTTGCCATACTACAAGGGCATCACGGCATCCTTCAGCTATTATACTTTGCTCTAATAGCAGTTTTTCTTCTGGGGTGATCGGTGGGATTAAAGATTGAAATTCAGAATCGAGTTTAATGTTCATTGCCTATTCTCATCCGTATAAAATCGGTATTTTTCGAGTATTGACACAAGGTTATAATTATTATACTTAAGGGAAAATATACTGTCTTTCCTAGCCTGTATCCATTGCTGGAAAAATTTGGGTAAAAAATTTTTAGTCTGGGATGCCCTTCTCTAAGCGGTAGTTCCGCAACACCTTCTCCGGATCTTCCCCCGCCCTAAGAAGCCGGATAATCTCCTGTCGCAGCTCCTTGTTGCCATAAAACCCGAAATTCTCATTGAAATAGTCCAGTTCCTTCTCTGTTAACCCCGCATCCTTCTTGATCTGTTCCGTTGTCACAAAATTACCTCCTAATAAAATTGCCAGTAAGTCATCACTGACTATAGGACCTAGATATTTTTCGGGATTCATTAACTCGGACTGGCGGTTAGATGGAAAGCCATATTTTCGGTGGAGTTCAACCCCCTGCCAATTCTCTACGTCGAGCATAAATTTCAGCTTTTTGGCGATAAATACATCAATCTTTTTGCGGAAGGCTTTAACCTCTGCATTTCTCAGTTCTGTCAGCATGGCAAAATGATAATCCCAGAAAGAAATAAAGTCAAGATATTTTTTTCCAAAGATTTTCCTTGACATTTTCCAACGAAGGAATTTATAATATACCCCAAACCCAAATCAAGGAGCCAGCCATGAAACTAACCCTTTTCATCTTAATTCTCACTTTAACCGCCTGCGCGCACAGCCCCAGGCCGTGGACGACAACAGAGAAGACATTGCTTGTGGCTTCAACGCTGGCGGCGGCCGCTGATTATTATACGTCCGAGCGCATCATGGATAGAGGGGGATCTGCACGGAATCTTATTTTGGGCAAGCATCACTCAAGAGCTCACCTCGCCGGCTGTATGGTTGGTTCACAGACTTTGGCTGTTATCATTTCCCATTATATTCCGTGGCTCAGAAAGCCACTTCTGGGGGTTAAGACTGCGATTAATGCAGGGTTAGCTATTCACAACGATAGGCAATAAGGAGCCGCTATGACCACAAACCTAAAATCCATGAAAAGGAGAACATCATGATTTTAACCGACGAGCAGCAGAAATATTTTGAAACAGCCGCACGACCCTTGATCGAATGGCTGAATAAAAACTGTCACCCTCATGTGACCGCGATTATTGAGCCTGGCCGTGCCCAGTTGACTGAGGGCGTTTATTCGGTTCCGGTAACTGATTATATTCCAGATTGAAACCAAGGAGCCTCACATGAACACCCCGAGAGCCATATTACAAGCCCAAGGCAAAATCCGAGTGGGTTGCATGCTCACGCCCGATCTGCTTCAGCAAATTCTTTGGGCTGGCATAGAGCAACCCTGCGTGGGATGTCACAATGAGGAGGGATGCTTTCAGTATGAACCACAGGAGAGCGATTAAAAAGGAGCCAGCCATGACATTTCGATCATCCTACATATTCATTGAGACCCAAGAAGAAGCCGAGCAATTGAAATGGCTCGTTGAATTTATGAGAACACTACCACCTTGCTGGGATTCTTTGGCTAGGTTTTACAAGGAACTGGTGGAGAAGATGGATTCCAACTGTTCTGAGCGCAACGTCACTCAGAGCGGTACAGCCTAAGAAGCACAAGACCCTCGCTAGTACGGACCTCAAGAGGCCGTCAGAGGGCAGCAGACGGGCACTTAGTAAAAATGTTCTTTGATATGCGGGGAGCTGAGTGAGTAACGGCTGACAGCCCTGATAAAGAGGGAGGAAGTTGAGACACTCCCCGCAATGTTCTTTGACAAGCCGGTAGTGGCGGAAAGATTTGGTAGACGCATTCAAAGTGAATAGAAGTGGACAGTTGTAATTCACATTAAACTACGAGCAAGCTATACTATATCTCGTGTCAAATATAGCATCTTGTTGACAGGGGCTTGGGAAACTAAGAAGAGATGACCCAACAACCACGTCCAGGTTCAAATCCTGGCTACCGGCACAAAATCGCTGGCAGTGCGTAGAACGATTAATAAATTGCTAGTTCGTATTTAGCACGCGTCCTTTTTGGAGGTACGAATTACAGGGTGGAGAATCGGGAATCCCTGGTTGCCAGTAGAGGTTATCTTGCCCTTGTTAAAGGAAAGAAAAACCGTGTGTGCGACCTGGAAACAGGTGCTTGGGCAACACCCGATGTTGGTCACTGTCAAGGTAGCTATAGGAACGGCCTTGATACACAGTAACATGCTACGAATAAAAGACAAGGTTCAAGGGCAAGTCTAAAATTAGGGGGGTCAACAAGGTGTGGGGCCGCTCCTTAAATCCCAAGAACAAATGGAGCTTTCCCCCCTAACTCTTACCTGTTGGCATGTCAACTAACAGCCTAACCCTAGTATATGCCGGGGGTCTTGGGGTAGGGCCTCCGGCTAGAAGGAGATTGAAATGGCACCGTTGAAATTATGGATAGTCTGGATATTGGGTTGGTTCATTGTAAGCATCTTTGCGGGTTTGATAACCGGACGCATTCTGAAGAGGATTTCCGCCAAGTACCCTATCGTTGAGAGGGAAAGGGAATGTTAGAAATCATATTCGTAATCGTAATTGCTGCTGCGGTGATTTGGATAGTCCGGTACTTCGCCAAGCCGCTATGGGGTGATGATGATGACGATGATTAGGATTCTAATTTTTAGGAGGTGAAAAATGAACCCCTCTTTTGAGCGTGTAAATGATGTTGTTTGGCTACAAATGGATAGTGGATTAAAAACCTGTAAACCTTTTTATGCGTTTAGCCATGAATGTGATAGCCAAGAAACTGCTGAATTGGTAACACGGCAATTCAATAAAGAACTTAATAAATTCTATACAAAAATTGCCAGTGATCCAGTGTATTACCTGGATTCTGAAGAAGTTTCCGCTCTTAAACGCAAGCTACAGAACTGGCATGGTGGGAAGCATTGTTGGAAATGATCAGGGCGTTAATTTTTAGCCTGCTGCTCCTGGCCCCATCCGCAATCGCCATGCCACCAGTTCCTAAACCCTTGCCGATTGTTTCTGTGTGCATCGAGTGTAATAAACCGGTAACTAATCGGGCCTATATATGGCCGGGGGTGTTTGTGTGTAGGAGGTGTAGGTGAAGATTTTTTATCCTAGTCAATGCAGTTGTGGACATATTTTTCTGGAGAGATACCAATTTGATAAACCTACGAGTGAAGGATTTATAGGGTTTTGTTGGTGTGGGTTTTGCCGTACTAAACTTATGGTTAAGCCTACCCCTGCGAAACCTGATATCGAACCTACAACTAAAGAACCTTGTGGACATGAAGGTAGGGGATGGTTCCGAGAAGGGAAGCCCTGCCCTAAATGCGGTTAGAGTAGAGGTACATAAATGAATACGGATAATAAATTATTATGGCCTGAGTCTTTCAGGTGCCCCCATTGTAATGGAAGACTTTATGCTGCTGGGTTTAATGGAGAACCTTTTTGTTGGGAATGTTATTGTTATGTAGAGCCAGTTCGCAAATGACTATATCAAAGAAGCGAGCCGAGAAGTGCGTGACCCATTATTACGGTTGTGACTGCCGGGAGTACCGATATCAGGAGATGGAAAGTGCGCTCACGGTGATATACGCTTGGGCTAGTCCTGAGCAATCAGATACCCTTCCCTGGATAGATCAGCGAGCTATCTGTTTTAACATCGCAAACATAGCAAAGGAGGCCCTGGAATGTCTATCGAAACAACCATAGCGATCTTGTTAATGTGTGCCCTGTGCCTGTTTGCGACAGGGGTAATGTGTGGGTATGCCTGGCATTATTTCGCAGTGATAGGAGGGTAAATATGCAAATGGAAACAGGTTTTTATAATATAGAGAATCAGAAATATCATGATGGGCCAGGTCTGAGCAGTTCTGATCTTCGACTACTCGAACGCTCACCAGCCCATTACAAAGCCAAAGAACAATATCAAGAAACGTCGGCCATGATTTTAGGTTCAGCCTTTCATGCTGCTGCTTTGGAGCCTGATTATTACAAACAAAATTTTGTTTTCCTGCCTCCTGGAATCACCAAAGCAATGAAACTCGGCAAGGAAATGGCAGTCGAGGCTCAAGAGAAAAATCAATATCTCCTTGCACATCAGGAGAAGGCCAACATTGAAGGTATGCGAAATGCAATTTTTGAACATCCCCAGGCAAAGGAGTTGTTGCAATATGGCAAAAAAGAGCTTTCGGGTTATTGGTATGATTCGATGGTAAAAGATATCTTGTGTAAACTCCGCTTGGATTGGCTCAATACCGAACAGCGAGTCATTGTTGATTTGAAATCTACGACTGACGCACGACCGGGACCGTGGGGGAAGAAGGCCTATGACTTAGGGTACGGCATTCAAGCAGCTTGGTATCTCTATGGACTCACACAAATAACGCAAGTCGAGCATGAGGACTTCTATTTTGTTGCAGTGGAGAAGGAGCCGCCTTTCGGGGTTATCGTATATAAGGCCACAAATGACCTGATTCAAGACGGCCTTGTTAGGTGCAATCAAATACTTGGGATTTATGAGCGTTGCATGAAGGAAAACTCCTGGCCATGTTACCCAATAGAGGTGAATAACTTGGATCTGCCGGGATGGAAGAAACGTCAAAATTTTATAATTGAATAACGGAGGAGAAGGATGGAAGAGACAGGATTGGCAGAAATTAAACGACATGAGTTGGCTTTGGCAAAGCGTGGAGAATCATCTATCTTTCTGGATGTGGAAAGATTTGAATTTGCCAAAAAAGTAGCCGGAATGCTAGCCGCTTCAACAATGGTTCCTGATCATTTCAGAGGGGGAGCAGGCGTAGGAAATTGTATGATAATGCTGAATCTTTCCGAGCGCCTTGGCATAGACGTTTTTGGTCTCATGCAAACAAGCTATACAGTTCACGGAAGGCCAGGATTTGAGGCGAAGTTGCTCATTGCACTTTTCAATGAACGAACAAAACTTTTTGTTCCTCCGCTTCGATGGGAGATGAAGGGAGATTTCCCAAAAGGAAAAGATGCTGCGTGTCGAGCTTATGCGAAAGACAAAGAAACAGGAGAAAATCTTTACGGAGATTGGATTGATTTTGATTTAATCCAGGGGATGGGTTGGTATGACAAACCGGGGCCGGACAAAAAAGTTGAATCAAATATGTGGCGAAACATGCCCGGTCAAATGTATCGCTATCGATCAGCGTCTTTTTTCATCAATGCGTATGAGCCCGGTCTAAAAATGGGGATACAGACTATTGATGAACTGGAAGACATGATTATTGATGTCACGCCTGAGAGAACATTAAAGGTAGCAAATGGCGCCGAATCGAAAGAAGGGGTAGACCTTTACTCTGTCAAAGGAGAAGCGGAGAACCCCCCCCAAGCTTCGCAGGATGCCCCAGGCTCGACGAAGAGCCCTGACCCTGAGCCAGAGGCCAAAGATCCTTTCCGTGAGGAATGGATTAACCTCAAAAGCCATGGATACAGTACCTACATCCATACCCACCTTGAGGAACTCAGGACGCTTTCACCTGAAGATCTACAGGAGGCAAAAGCAAAGTGGCATAAGCTGTATGCCGAGCCCTGGCCTTTGGACCCAAAGCCAGAAGTTAAACCCATTACCCCTGCCGAAGAGGTAGCGGCTGGCATCCATAAGCGCCATGAAGAGGAGAAGGAGGTAAAGGGGAATGGGGCGTCGATCTGGTGTCCCGAAAAGAAGAGGTATGTATTCATTCGAGTCTGTGAAGGAAACTGTGACGACAAGCCCAAGTGCCAGGCGTACAGCGAGTGGGAGTATCAGAACAGGGCTCCGGTTATTGAGGAGGGAGATGCACTATAAGGAGACACACTACGGCTTTGAGTGGGGGAATGCCAAGGTCACCCGGATTTGTTCAGATGAAAGAAAGGGTTGTGTGACAATAGGCATTAAAACAGATAAACACGACATAGAGGTATATGTAACAAAGACAGGCAAGGTAAGAATCCACTCGAAAGGTGGTGAATGGTTTCCTCCTCCTAAATAACTGGTCAGCCCCACCATGCAAGAATGCGAAACGGGGCATTGAAAGGAGAGAGATGCCAGCAAAAATAAAAACGCAAACCGTAGTAATCCTATGGGAACATGAAATAAGGATAGCAGCAAAAGCATTACACAAATTGCGAGGGAAAGAGGCTAGTGCCCAGGATGCTGCGGACGCTCTGAAGGCATGTTATGCTGCGATATATCACCCAGATTTAGTGCAAGATAGCCCGCTAACCATAATGGCAGCTAATTATCCTATGAAAGCCCAGGAGGAGGGAGAGTAAAATATGCTTAACCCAAGTAAAGGTAATATGTATTCTTTTGTCACCCACACCTGGAATACGATCAAGGGCAAATGCCCCCATGATTGTAGTTACTGCTACATGAGAAGATTCAAACAGGGTGATCTCCGATTTGACCAGGAAGAACTTAAGACAGACTTGGGGAAAGGAAACTTCATTTTTGTGGGTAGTTCTTGTGATATGTGGGCAGACGCAATTCCTGTTGAATGGATAAAAAATACTCTTGAATATTGTGCTAAGTTTCCTACTCCTCGATATCTTTTCCAGAGCAAGAACCCCAAGAGAATGTTTAAGCTAAGAGAGTATATTCCCATTAATTCAATCCTTGGTACTACCATTGAAACCAACAGGAATTATCCTCAAATGGGTATGGCTCCTCCGGTAGATCAGCGGGCAACATTTCTCGGTTTACTTTCAAAGACCTTCTCAACGATGGTCACAATCGAACCAATCATGGATTTTGATGAAGAGGAATTGTTAAACCTTATTGGTCTTTGCAATCCTGCATGGGTCAATATCGGAGCAGACAGCCAGCACAGTAATTTACCTGAGCCACCAAGTGTGGAGAAGATAGAAAGATTAGTAGCAGATTTACGGATATTCACAAAGGCTAAGCTAAAAAAGAATCTTGTGAGAATTACCCCTGTGGGAGTTTCCTGAATGTTGACCCCTTCCCCCTTCCATAGTACACTCCCCCAAAAACAGAAAGGGGGGATCTGTATGAAAGGCAGGGTATATGTCAACAAAAGTGGCAAGGGTGCTCCATTTTTCGTCAAGTTTCCGGGGGTATTCCGGCGGTTTAAGAGCTGGGACGAGGCAGAGAGATTCTTAACCGGGCTACGTTATGAACATGACAAGGGGGTACTAGATGTCAGAGATTATCAAAAAGATCAGCCTTTGGCTTTCTCTGCTTTGGCGGGGAAGTGGATTGATGTTCGTAAAGATCGGCTCAGAGATATATGTCATCTTAAAACTCACATGGGCAGAGCTATGGATTTCTTTGGAACGCGGAATATTAAAAGCATTTCCTTCGGTGACATTGAGGATTTCCTTATATCTCTACCAGGGGGATTATCTGCAACTACGAAAGCACGGCATCTTGAAACGATCCACGCCTTTTTTTCGTGGGTCTGTAAACGGGACCGAAAGATTCCGCTTCCCGAGTTCCCGAAAGTCAAGTACCAACTAGGTTGGCGGCGCACAGTAGACAAGGAAACACAGCAGCGAATCATAGAGGAAGTCAAACGCATATCATATCACATCAACCCGAAGATTTGGATAGGGATTAAGTGGCTGGCGACTTACATTAGCATCAGGCCAGTGGAGCTTATAAACATTAAAGAGGGAGACTTTGACCTCTCCCTGGGGGTGGTAAATGTTAAATATAATAAGGAAAATAAGCTTAAGACTGTTCCTTTACTGGCTGAAGATATTGAATTGGTCAAATCCTTTCCGAGAGCACTGCCTCATGTATATTTTTTTCGACACAACAAAGCGGTCAGTGCTAATGTCAACCCTAGCAAATTATCGGGCTTTGGACGAAAACACCTATACAGATATTGGAAAAAAGCTTGCAAAAATCTTGGTATCGAGGGTGTTGACCTCTACGGAGGAACACGGCACAGCTCGGCCCGGGCCCTGAGGGAGCATTGTTCACCGGAGCAAATCAAGCGGGCTACCATGCACTCGACTAATAAGGCGTTTGAAAGATACTTCCAGATAGAGATGGATGAGGTGAGAAATGTCTATGCAGAAACAAAAATGTCCCCCAGAATTATGGGAAAAGTACAAGAAATACTTTGATTTATCCAATGAAAAATACGTTGGTATTTCCGTTGAATTTATTAATTTAATGTGGGGAATTTCCCCTAAAGAACTTCGTTTAGTATTGGATAAAGCTGCATCAATCAAACCAGGGGTAAGTGATTGAAACCTTAATCCAAAGCAAAGGTGGGAAATGGAGAAATTATTATCCTTTTTAATAATCTTAGGAATGTTTGGATTTATGGGATATATAGCATATCAAATTGGATTCGGGAATGGTTATCAAAAAGGCAATAGGGACGCTGATATTTGGTATGCTGAGGCATTAAACCAACCTCAGATTTTAACCGATCCATTGGGGCGATATTCGATTATAATGGAAAAAAATTCCTTGCTACTCCGTTGCAACCCGCTTGAACCGTTTTTAGAAGGGTGAAACCGAGTGAAAACCATGACCACGGACAAGATAAGTAGTTGTAATTGCAAGGATTGTGTTGCTGATACTTGGTCGGGACGCGGGGATTTGAACCCCAAGACCTACATTAGCAAGTAGTTGATATTCCACAACTTTAAAAATGGGCTGATACTAAATCCGTGTAACTAGCTGAATTTATAGGGGTATCAGATTGGTATCAAGCGTAAGGGGTTGAAATGTTTTACTTGTTTATATTTAATCTTTGTTGTTTGACTGTTTCGGGGAATAAGGAGTATCGGGGGTTTAACAAAGAAACCATTCAAATTTTAGACGTGCATGAATGTACATCTGGATGGTTTACTGTAAAAAAATAACATAAGACCGGAGGCAGTGGGGGAGGTAGGAGATGAGTGCAATATCAGCTAGAAAGTACAACCGTAATCAAGCAAAACATCTAGTGGATGGCATCCAACGAATACTAGATAGAATTAATCGTAAATACACCCCAATATGGATGCTCAAAGAGTTAATGGAAGCCAATCATAAAGCACAGTGTATCCAAAGAGAATTTGAGATGGTTATGAGAGATTTTGGAGATGAATTATAATCTGGCAGTGAAGGGGGTAGGAGGTGACAACTCCGTCAGCTGAAGCAGACGGCTTCTTGCGTAAAGCAAAGGCTGTGTCCCAGCCTGAGAATATTTAAGGCGGCATTATGATCCCTGGAAGTTTTAAAGCCACAAGGACAATCGTGGACTCTAATACTCAAATCCTTTGGAACAATCACACCACAGTTGGAGCAGGATTGTGTTGTTCCTTTTGGGTTGACTTTGACAAATGCTCTACCGGCCCATTCTGCCTTGTATTGCAAACAGCCAAAGAACATCGCCCATGCCGCGTCGTTGATATACTTGTTCAAAATTCTGTGATTGCCGTTAACCATTTGTTTCGGCTTCAGGGCTTCGACAAAGATAAAGCCGAACCGGTTGACTATGTTCCGGCTGAGCTTATGCAAAAAGTCTTTGCGCTGGTTGCCGACTTTAGCGTGCAGGCGGGAAAGCTTCTTTCTGGTTTTGCGAGTACGCTTTTCAGAGTGTTTGCGCTGAAGATCCTTAAGCTTGTCTTCGGACTGTTTCAGGTATTTGGGGTTATCTATGACTTCACCATTGGACATCACGGCAAAAGATTTGATACCGACATCGATGCCGACTTCATCAGTGCAGGGATCAAGAATCTTTGGAATTACATTATCACAGGAAAAGCAAGCGTAAAAGTGCCCGTTCTGCCACTTGATAGCAAGAGTTTTGATCTTTCCTTCAAGATCCCGATGCACCCTGATTCTGACACTGCCGACATTTTGAATGTAGAGCTTGCCGTTCTTGAGGCGGATTCCATCACCATAGGACGGGAAGGTGATCGAATCAAAGCGGTCTCGGCCTTTAAATCGGGGGAAGCCGGGTTTGTCACCCAATTTCAATCGCCTAAAGAAAGCCTGGAACGATTTATCCAGTCGCCTGAGAATATCCTGAGAAGCGGAATAATTAAGTTGTGCAATGCCTTCATCGAAGCTTCTTATTTCTTTAATCGTATTTGCCTGGTCGTAATAATTGACCGATTTGCGCCATTGCTTCCAGTAAACCATACGATGTTCAAGGGCGCAGTTGTAAAGAAACCGGGCGGAATCGAAAAGCTTTTCCAGTTTGGTTTCTTGAGTCTTATTTGTAAAAAGCCTATATTTGAAAGCTTTCCGCATTCATTTTCCTTTTTGAGATTCGATATATTTTTTAATCGTTTCTTCAGACACATGCCCGACTGTCCCTGCATAATAGCTTTTACTCCAAAGAGTAGGCAGTCTGGAACGAAGAAAAGCAAATTCTTTTCTAAGAATACGGCTCGTATAGCCCTTAAAAGCGTGTGCGAGGCCGGCAACTGCCCACGTTGGATCGGATTCAACAAACAGATGTACATGATCGGGCATTATTTCAAGCCCATGAATAACCATATTTATTTCATCGGCTTTTTGGTGCAACAACATTTCAAGGCGTTTGGCAACTTCATTTTCAAGAACTTTCCGTCGATATTTCGGACACCAAACGATGTGATATTTAAGGCTGAAAACTGCACCGGTGTTTTTACTGTATTTGCTCATGTATTATATAATATCGCCTTATATAATATTTGTCAACCTAAAAAAGAGAAAGGATGCGCATTCCTCTGCCAGCTAAAGCAGGCAGTCCCCTGCGCATAATTTTGATGGATTGAAGGGAGGTGATGAAGGGGCTAGCAGGGCGCAAAGGGGGCCGCAGGATGGCCCCTTTTGCTAAGCTGAAGTCGCCATAGCATAACGGCCTCGTAACTTTTTCCGCACATGGCGGATAAGCTAGGGTGTCGTTACTGTTACTTTAAGAGTAAATGGAGATCCTGGTGACTCAAAATCAATCCTAGCATTGACCTCATTGGAAAACCCACTCTCATTACCAGATGTATCAAATGCAGTAAGAACGAAATAATAGATATGGGTCTCAGCATCAGGAGAAGTGAGGGCCTGGGCCGACTCATAAACTGGTTGTTCAGAGACAAAAAGAATGTCATTACCATGTTTAGCATATGGTCCCCCCGCCACCTCAGATTTATAGAGCCGCCACCCGGCAAAGTCATCCGAGAGTGTTTGATTCCATTGAAACGTCAGCGTCTTTTCCCCTGCCATTGCCCAAGTGGGCAAGACCAAAAGCCCACACAACGCCAGAGCAAGTAATAGTTTTTTCATTTTGTCACCCCGTTAGTCATTGTCAGGAATGTCAAAAGCAGACCGAATCATAACGCACAAAGGCAATACGATCTGATCGTCCAGCTTATTTTCACTCTTGGCTACTGCATTCTCAATCAAGTCAATCAATTGATCCACGAATCCCTTGAGAAGTTCTGCTGGAAAAAGCCCCAATAAAATCTCAAACAATTTTGCAATAATTTTTGCTCTCATTTTTCTACTCTCCTTTTCTTGGTTTAAGTTTACGTATTATCCATTTCCAAATCGCAACGACTGTCTCGATTCGGATTGTGACCATTACGCCGTCAATCTTTCTCTTCACGCTTGAACACCTTTTTAATCTTATGGACAATCCCTAACCCTATAAGGTAAAGGCTGATGCCTGTCAGTTGTATCCATCCCCATGCTGTCATAATGTCACCATCTCCTAGTTATCCTTGACCACCAAGACTTCTTGTTTAATTCCGGCATCTGCTTAGCTTCCAGTTCCTTAATCTCATTATTTGTTGCTATCCATAGCACCCCCAACCTTCTCCTTCTGGTCTTTAGGGCATGGAGCTTGTCCTCATCTGTCGGGTAGTATTGTTTCAGGGCCATATCACACCCCCTTGTTAATCATTATATTTCCCCTTTTTACTGATTCTTCCTGCTCTTTCAATTCTTTTTTTCCAATTAGTTGATCTAAATATTCTAATCTTCTGGCAAGCCATACCCGTCTAAGTTTCATAAGACGAAGACTACCTGGATTGGCAGGATAATATCCCCCTAGGTCCATATCACACCCCCTGCTTAATTATCTTCGATTGCTCCAACCACCAAGTAACCAACTCGTCAATTAAGTCCTGGGCTTCCTGTCGTGGCGGTGTTCCCCAATCAGGATTAGTAAAACCTTCGGGCCAATATGGCATCACAAAAGTGTATAGAGGATCATCCTCGAAGCAATTAAAGTTCAAATAATAACCTCTTTCCCATACATCGACCGTACCATCCGTGTCGGCTTCTACTAAATTCCACAATACAAATTGCCTACTATTAACCGAAACTAACTCCTGATATTGTTTAATTGTGAAATATATCTCCGGTGCAATGCGAAGTTTCTCTTCCGTTTCCAGCATTACGATTGAGATATATCGTTCATCCCAGCGCCATCGGAAATTATCGTGTCCGGTCAAATTCTGTTCCCGCACTACCTTGCGTTCAATGATGCGGTAGCCCTGACCTTCTTGCAGGACTTCATCCCAAGAGTCTGACGGCTTATTCTCCAGCCAGTCACGCAATTCAAAGATATCGTCCCCTGTGATCTTTGTCGTAACGCTTTCAAGTTGTTTAATTGCAGGTTCAGGTTCAGCGGTTATTGTGGGGGTAATTGGTTCCGTGGTCACACATCCCATCAAGGCTGTGGCGACAATCGCCAGTAATAGTTTTTTCATGGTTTCACCTAAAAAACTCGGTTAAATTTGCATATAAATTTATATGGATGTGGTTGGTCATCTTGGGCAAGTGAGGATAACGCTGTCTAATATCTTGGGCGTGTCCTATTATTTGACCTTCCACAACATCATATCGTAAGACTTCGACAAGGGGATGAACATACAATATGTGCATAATCCATTTCCGGTCTTTGCTTACCAACTCTAGCCCCTGCCAAGTAAGCGTGTCAGTGTAGGGGTACACCATACGGGTGACATGGGCATCAAAGAAAGCCCTGACTGGTTCGGTGGGTTCGTATCTGAGATCAACCCCAAGGTGCAACCTGCCTTCACGCTTGGCCCCGAACTCTCCTGACCCGGCATCATCAATCCTGACTATCATTCTCTTTGAGTTTGTCATTGTAAGCCTTTTCCATCTCTTTTAGTTTCTTCTCGACCTGCTTAATAAGACCCCGGATAATCAAGAGACCATTGCGGAAATCGTGGTTTGATGTGTCAGTCATTTTCCTATAAACCACCTTCCCAGCATTGCCGCAAAACCTCCGGCGAATCCCCCAATGAAACCCATTGATCCGGCAATAGTCGTATCAAATCGTTTCCGTGATTCTAACTTAACAAGCCGAATATCATGGTTAGAAAAAGCATTCACAGATATTGCATGGGCTTCATATAACTTGAAATCCTTTTGATCGTCAGTCAGGTTTTGCCATTCCGTCCACGTCAGTTTTCCGTTTGGCATGTTAGTTCACCGTTATATCCACAAGCGGCAACAAGAGTTGCATTTGCTCGATGTCCAGGTCCTCCACATCTTCCAATCGGAGCGCTACCTTATTGATATCAAGCCGGATCTCGATCTCCTGTAGTACCAAAAGGTCTTTCTGAAACGCCGCTAGGTTCTGCAATTGCACCGACCCATCAGGATACGAGATGATGTCTCCTTTTTTGTGAAGCACCTTTCCGTCTTCGCCTTTGAGGTCCGCATCATAGTAGCTGGCATACTGATTAACGAGTTGTTGTCTACTCTTGAAATAGATCCTGGCCTCCTGCTCTAGCTTGTCGAATGCCCTGGCGAGCCAGTAGCGTGCTTTTACCGGCAAAGTCTTATTATGCTCTATCGCTTCCTTCGGTCCTTTTCTGGCGGTCAATTCGTCGATGTACCTGTTCGTCACAATGATTGATTGCTCATTATCGGGCTTCTTCATCCGGTACTCCTTTCTTCTCTAAGTTTTTATCCCTTGCCCTTTTTAGGTGGTTTGTCCACGGCCACAGCATTTATTTTGATAAATTATTTTTTGTTATTTATAACTTTCCTTCTGCAATAAGTTCCTCTCGCGCCAATCTTTCAAGGATCTCAGCTTCTTTATCTTTGATCAACTTTTTCTCTTTTTCTTCTGCAATGTTGAAGAGAAACGTTAATTATATAATACTAAAAAAACCGCACTTTCCACTAATCTATTTTTAGTAGTATTGATTTCATTTCATGCATGCATTTATTTAATAACATCTTCGATCTTCCACCAATATAAAATATAGTCACCCATCTCTTTTGTTTGTATTGATTTAAAACGTCGGTTGAATCTAGTAATCATCTTTATATTAGTTTTTTTTGTTCTACCATAACAAGTGGCTCCTGGATGCTCATCATATATTTCATTTAATAGTCTATCTAAATTCATCTGATCATCAGTTCCATTAACAATTGATACTATCATCAAATCGCCAACATTCGCACTAGGATCAAATGTGTTTTCTCCACGTTTAGTGATTACCCAAGCAATAACTGCGGCTCCATAGTCCCAATAACAATGACCATCCCGTATATGACGTGTTAAATAGTCTTCTAATTCATTACGATAAGAAGGCCTGAATTCATAACCGCTTTGCATATAACAATTTTTTATATCAACCAAATCATTCATCGTTGCTTTTTTAGCCATTATTGTCCTCCTACATTTATTTCTTTTTAAGATTCTTGACTATAATATAATCAGGCTTAGTGATTACTTTCTTAATAGGTTTTATTAGTGTCCCAGGTGGCATAATTCTCCAATCTTTATCAGAGGGCAACTTTACCGTAATTCCTTTTGTAGGCCATGATGGATTAGAACTTTCATCTATCTCATATTCTTTTTCAAATACTTCCAGAAAATCTTTATCCGGTTCATCTTCTCCCATGATACATTTTTCTCTTATTTCAAGGACTTCATTTTCTGAAGGGTTAATTACAATAATTTCTTCAGTGATTGGATCATATCCTGAAAATGGATGAGGCATAAGCAATGGTTTTCCTCCACAAAAAAAGCAAGGATGATCATTAGATTGCCACATTTTATAAATATCCTTTGTTAAATTATCTCTCAAAATAAAAATCCAATATACCTCACCAGACGCTGTAACATAACGTTGCTGAGCATATCCTGTATGAGTGGCTTTTCCATCAATGTTGTGAAAAAGAACACCTGGGGTTGCGTAACTTGCTGTTAAATCTAGATCTTCTAATCCTATAAAATTTATGTATATTGAGTCTGCTTTTGTTTGCACCACAAAACCATATTCACCACCAGGAAGATTACCTGTCAATCCATCAGCCCCCATCCCACAAACAACACTAACACTTCCTGAAGATGTCTTTAGTTTAGCTTGAGATATACTAGCATCACTAATTTCCGCAGCAATCACTATCTCATCTTCTTTTAATGCCCTAAAATTTTCTCTTATATCCGCAGCAACAAGAGAGCCACCTGTTACTGGTTTGGTTGCATCATATGCCATTTCATTACTCCTTTCCTACACACCTATAATATTTATATTAGCAATACCGCCTACATCATTTCCTGCTAAATTATACAGTTTTATAGTTACACTTAATTCTGACTGCGTAGTAATCAAAGGAACTAGAACTGTTGATCCTACTGGAGTTACTGTTATAGCAGGAGCTGAATTAAAATCACCTAATGAGAAAACTGTTCCACCCGCTGCTATAGTTTGAGCTGTGAATTCTTGGAAAAGATTTACAACATTTCCCAAGTATGTCATCATATGCAAAACTATTTCATCTGTAGTAACTGTTGTTGCAAGCTCTATTTTTAACTTAAAGTATCTGAAAGTATAAACAGCTCCAGTAGCTTTATATACTTTTCCTGTTAGTAATGTTTGAACTAAGGTTTCCCAGTTAGTATCATCAAAGTCTGGACTGTTTGCTCCCCAGTCGACACCATCTATAGAATATTGTAGAAAAATGATAACATCAGTAGATGCTGGGACTTCTTCTTCTAAAATAAAACGCATTCCAAGTTGTAAGGTTTGGAGAGCTCCTAAATCTATTGATGCTGATGTCCAATCTCCCGAAGAATCGATTGGTACATCCCATGTACCTGTATCCCAAACAGCTCCTACATCATCCCATTCTTTTTGCGTGGCTAATCTAATCGAAACTCCATAATCAAGATGAGTATCAGCATTTATATTACTTTCTGTTCCATCTGATAAATCTGTATCAGTTAAATCATGATTATATTCATCTCCAGCACCAAGGACAGTTTTTACATACGACATTGCTTGGGTGAGGTCACCATAAAGGGTTGATTCAAAAGAATCTGCTGTTACAGCACCGAGTATTGTAAGCTCGTTTCCATCCCAATCTAAATTTGATGTTGGACTACCAACTTTTAATTTGTAAGCATCTACATCATACCCAAGGATGAATCCAGGTACAATGCTATCATAAGTATCCTTTCCCATGGAATGTATACTGCCAGTATCACTAATCGTAACTGAATGTGCAAGTGTATCACCAAGGAGTCCTTGAGCTCCTTGTGCACCTTGAGCTCCCTGCGCACCTTCTGATCCTGTAGCCCCTTGTGCACCCTGTGTTCCTGTAGATCCTTGTGCTCCTACATTTCCTTGACTGCCTTGCGCACCTGTAGCTCCCTGTGATCCTGTAGCACCCTGATTACCCTGTGCTCCAGTTGGACCTTGAGCACCTATATCCCCTGTTGCACCTTGACTACCCTGTGAACCAGTGGCTCCCTGATCTCCTGTTAAACCTTGAAATCCTTGAGGTCCTGTGGAACCCTGAGCGCCCGTTGCGCCAGTTGCACCTTGCGATCCCTGTGCACCAGTTATTCCTTGTGCACCCGTAACTCCTTGAAATCCCTGAGCACCTGTCGATCCTTGAGCTCCTGTCGCGCCAGTGGCTCCTTGACTTCCTTGAGTTCCTGTAGCACCTTGAGCTCCTTCGTCGCCCTGATCACCTTGTGCACCTACAGATCCCTGTGCACCCGTAGAACCTGTTGCTCCCTGAGCGCCCTGTGATCCCGTAGCTCCTTGTGTACCTGTTAAACCCTGAAATCCTTGTGGCCCCACCGAGCCTTGTGCCCCTGTTGCACCCGTAGCCCCCTGACTTCCTTGAGATCCAGTTGCACCTTGTGATCCCGTATCACCTTGATCACCTTGAGTGCCTACTGATCCCTGAGCGCCTGTGGCACCAGTCGCACCTTGGCTTCCTTGTGCACCTGGTGCACCTTGAACTCCAGTAGCTCCTTGAAAGCCTTGAGCTCCGACAGATCCTTGAGCACCTGTTGTTCCTGTTTCACCCTGTGATCCTTGAGCGCCTGGAGCTCCTTGAACACCTGTAGCACCTTGAAATCCTTGATCCCCAGGTAATCCCTGAGCACCAACTGCTCCAGTTGCACCTTGAGAACCTTGAGATCCTGTAGCACCTTGGGCGCCGGTTGCACCTTGATTTCCTTGTGCTCCGACTGAACCTTGTGGGCCAGTTGATCCTTGTGCACCTTCTAAAGATAAAATATGCCAGTATGTTGCATTCGGAGGTTGGTGATTAGTATGTCCTAAAATACATATATAAGATGTCCCGCCCTCGGCTACGGCGTCATCAATTACATAAGTTGTTTCACTGTTCCATGTACCTTGCCATACAATACCTTCTGCTCCCGCAGGTCCAGTATCTCCCTGAAATCCTTGAGCGCCTACCGAACCTTGAGCTCCAGTTGAACCTTGTGCACCAGCTACACCTTGTGTACCTTGTGATCCAGTAGCTCCTGTAGATCCTTGGAATCCTTGGTGTCCTTGGCTTCCCTGTGCACCAATACTTCCTTGTGCACCAGTTACTCCTTGATTACCCTGAGCACCTGTTGCACCTGTTACACCTTGGAATCCTTGAGCACCAACTGATCCTTGTGCACCGATAGATCCTTGAGCACCTGTTGCTCCCTGATCACCTTGAGATCCTGTCGCTCCAGTTGCACCCTCATCGCCTTGAGCCCCTACGACGCCTTGCGGACCCTGTGAACCTTGCGCACCTGTAATTCCTTGTGCACCCTGAGATCCAGTTGCACCTGTAGCTCCCTCATCGCCTTGTGCACCTACTGAACCTTGTGCACCTACACTACCCTGAGCTCCAGGAATGCCTTGGTTACCTTGAGCTCCTGTTGCTCCTGTTGCACCTTCATCGCCCTGAGCACCTACACTTCCTTGCGGCCCCTGCGAGCCCTGGGTACCTGTCGCCCCCTGCGTACCCTGCGGGCCTGTTGCGCCGGTTGCGCCCTCATCGCCCTGCGCTCCTACAACACCCTGCGGTCCCTGCGATCCTTGTGCTCCTGCGATCCCCTGGGCGCCCTGTGCACCTGTTGCGCCGGTTGCGCCCTCATCGCCCTGCGCTCCTACAACACCCTGCGGTCCCTGCGATCCTTGTGCTCCTGCGATCCCCTGGGCGCCCTGTGCACCTGTTGCGCCGGCAACACCCTGGTCGCCCTGTGCGCCTGTCGACCCTTGGGCGCCTGTCGATCCCTGCGCTCCTGTCACGCCCTGGGCGCCCTGATTGCCGACCACCCCCTGATCGCCCTGTGCACCGACAACGCCCTGAAAGCCCTGCGGCCCCTGTGGGCCGATATCACCCTGGGCGCCGCTCAGCTCATACCAGGCGTCGTTCGCTGCATTTCTGATCTTCAATATGGCCATTAAATCAAGACCTCATGACTCCTGAGTCTCTGTGGCATTCTGTTGTGTTCTTTCAGGGCAAAGAAAAAGGGCAACAATGAGATGGCGAGGCACCTCACTGCCGCCCTTAATTCTTTCTTGCGTCTTCTTCTGGTTGGCCTACCGTCCGAAGAACCCTAATTGTTCATATTAAATCAATACCTCTCCAACAGGGCGTTCATCGTATGGCGGTTTCAAGGCGATCAGGTCCGCCTGTACGACAGGGATGTTGTTATTCTTCTCAAACTCGGTCGGGAAATACGTGACCGTGCGGCTGTTCTGAAACCGTCCCTTATAGCCCGGGATAAAACGGGAATAATTTCGATTTGTGTAGTACCAGATCGAGTTCTGGTTCCAGAACGAGACATGGCCCGGATCCTGGAAGGCCCCGCGGCCATCCGTGGAAGGCACCTCGATAAAGAGCCACCCGCCCGGTGCCAGCACGCGATAGGCCTCGTTCATGGTATGGACCGGATCCTTCAGGTGCTCGAACACATGGGAGGCCTTGATCACCCCCACGCTGCTGTTTTTAAAAGGCCATTTTTTGTTGAGATCCGCGGAGATCTCCGCATTTACGAGATCAACGGTCTCGAACCCGGCCCACGGATTAAACTGGCCGCCAAGGTCAATGAGCCGCAGCCCTTCATCCCTTGCCCAGCGGACGGCCATGGACCGGCTGAATTTGAGATAGTTTTGCAGGGTCTGTACCTGCACGTCGTTATTATAGACCCGGCAGGAATTCCCGTCGTGGACCCGGTAGAGGTACAGGCACTTATCAATATGCCTCATGCCTCGCGCCCCGTATTCCGCATAAAAGCGGCAGCAGAGTTCATGATCGTCCCCGGTCTTCAGCTTCTCGTTATGGCCGCCGATCGCGTCATAGGCGCCCTTGCGCCAGGCCCTCACATGGTTCGGGGCCCAGAAGATAAACCGCATCATGTGGGGCCCCGGAGGCCAGGCGAGCATCTCCTGCAATTTGTGACCGTTATAGAAGAACGGCCGGGACTGCCAGCCCCAATAGTTGGAATAAGCTGAACTCTCCCAGGTCTCCTGCTTGAACTCCGCGCTGTTGGAATACACCATGGCCACGGCCGGGTCTTCAAAGGCCCTGCGGATCTCCTCCAGGCTATCCGGCATCAGGATATCGTCGGCATCCAGCTCCACCAGGATTTCTCCCTGAGCCTGAGAAGCAGCATATTTTTTAAGACGGCCAATGCAGTTATATTCTCCTTTAGGATCATCATCCTCAACTGGAAAGATTTTGATCTTCTTATCTCTTATTAAATCTTCAGAGACTGTACCACCTCCATTAGTTATTATTATCCATTCCCAATCTGGAAGGGTTTGCGTCGTCAAAGATTCATAAGCCTCACTAAGATATTGCTCTGATGCTTTATGCACGGGTGTCAGGATAGAAATCATACTTTCTCCTTTCTATGATACATCTAGCCAAACTTGACCAGCAAACGGCGTGCCAGGTGCACTGGCTGATATGTTATTGATGCCGAGATCCACCGGTTTTAAAGCCTTGCTGCACTGTACCAGGGCACCGTTCCAGGTGATACTTGCAGCACCGCCGGTAGTCCTGGCGAAACGCAGTTCGACATCTACATCATCCTCATCGAAATTGATAATAAAGGTATCCATGTTGGTATAACCGAGCTCCACCGCCCCACCCACCGTGGCACCCAGGGCCACATTTTGAAACTTTGCAATCCCGGTCTTCAGAATATAGGCAAGGGCGTTATCAGGATCGGCGTTGAACTCGGTTTCGGTGCAGCCCCACCAGGAATCCCCGTCCGGCTGGACATGAAAACTCTCACCTGTTACGTCCTGATCCGGGATGTGGATCTCGCCTGCCGTGATGATCCCCTGGATAATGGCTGATGTGGCATAAAGGTTGCCGTTTTCATCAACTCTGAAAGGTGCGCTTCCCGGCGTTGCGTGTCCTGCCCAGATGCGCCAGTCAGTTCCTCCAGTTACTTCACTATTCAGGCCCACCGCACCACTGTCACAGGTGAATTTATTGGAATCCACTGTCCACCCAGCTAGGATATTGCCACCAGAGCCATCAAGCTTCAGAATGGAATTGCCAGAAGAATCTAGAAATTCAACTCCATAATCGCCCGTTCCTAAATCCCCAACTTTGACCCTTATTTGTGCCCCCTGATAAAAACTCATTATGGGAATGAAAGGATCAAAGAGGATATAGTTTGTGGCATCCCCCACTTTAAGACGGCCAGGAAGAAGATTGGGCATTGTGCCAGATGATACGGAAGCATCTGGCCCTACTATAACTGACGTCCAGTAAGTAGCGCCAGCGTCAATAGCAATTGTTATCGCACCAGGGTTAACACCTGCCCAATCCTCTAAGGCTACAGCATACTTAATGCACTTCATGTCAATGGATAGGTCATAATGGATAGTCATCGTATCCATCAGCACCGCATAGTTACCACCATAATCAGCATGATTGAGGGTAATTACATCATTCGGTTGTAAGTCAAGGTTGAATCCCCCGGCCTTAAACGATGCCATGCCATCCTTTTCAAGTTTGCGCTGAAAGTATAACGTCCCTATTCGCTGAACATCCTGGCTATCCGAGACCATATTGCAAATAATCGTTTCTGCCGCATATTGAGTAGGTGTACCCCCGTCAACAGTCGGTACTATGATTTTATGAAATTCATCTTGTGCTTCCCCTGCTTCCTGATATGCCACATTACCCGCATCTTCAAGGGATGGATCAAGCAAAGAATACTTGAAACTGCCTTCCCCTTTACCCTCTCTTTGCCCTGGTTGTTTGACCTGCCGAATTACATTTGCTTTCGTGAGGGTTGCTTGTGAGTCCTTTGATAGCACATGTAGTTCAAGTTTATCGGTGACCTGGAAGCAGGAATGGCACTGATAGAGGAGTTGTGATATGACTTCGGCTCTATCTTGCTTGTAGAAATACCCGCCATTATAAGCGAGCGACCATCCCGAATAGACGGTATTGGCAGTCGCAAAAGTTGAACCTGCGCCAGTATTAATATCAGCAGAAGGCACTCCCATGTCTTCTAGAACAAACTCGATAACATCGCCAGGGGCGGTTAATGCAGAGGTATCATCACGACTAAACTTGGTGGGCATATCCAAAAATCGCTCACCTTCCCGCCATAGACCATTCGCGTCAGCAACAGTATCCGAATCGCTATCTGCGATTATTGGCTGAAATACATCATAAGTATTTCCGTCACTTCCTGTTTTCGTGGATTGGGTAAATGCATAGCCGTCACCACTTGCCCATACGCGTTTTGCGCCCCATGCTCTTGGAGATCGGACTTCTGTAATTGTATAGGTATGGGCACTGGGGCCGAGCACATAATACCGCGCAGTATCCGCGCTAATATAGACCGATCTTAACGGCACATAACAAGTCCCGAATGGGATAGGAATGGAAAGAGTATCATTGATCCCTTTGGCATCAGGATCAATGGAATACCATAAATTTTTTACAAGTGGCGTGTTAGGATAATCGCCTTTGATATATTGCTGCACAAAATCCTCACACTCGACATTCATCCACTGATATGCGCCCTCGGCCTTCTTTACCCGAAACCGCCATGTCCTCATAATTTCAGTGAGGGTGCCATCACTGACAACGAGTTTAACAAGCACAGCGGCACCCCGAAGTTTAGCAGAGGTGTAAGTGTTTCCAGCATTTGTAAATCGGAATTTCAGGCTATTAGGGGTGACAAGCCCGAGTTCGGATTTACCACGAGTGAGAGTGACTACAATCGATTCAAGGTCAATCTTGGCCGTATAAGGTTGTGCATCATAAATAATTGCCTTGTGTGACCAAGGGTATGCGTTCCCTGCTGGAGGATCGGCGGTAGCTGTTGTGGTAATAGTAAATAACCATGACACCAGCTTATATCTTGAAGCTGCGATAGTGATTTGATTTGCACCAAAGGTTACAGCCATTATGCGTCTGCTATCCTACCTAAGACTTTTATTTTTACATTGGCTATTTCATGTTCTCCATAATATTTAATGGCTCGTGGTAAATCACAATCAAACCTGATTACATAAGTATGAGTATCTTCAGGATGAGCCCATTTAAAGGTTTTAGTACATCCATTGCCATAACCGCTATTATGCCAGAATAACATTAAGGTTCCTGCGTCTGATGCGGTTAGAGAGGTAAATGGAAGTGTCACATCAAACTCTGATATGTTAGCAGTGCCAAAATCAATCCTCTCTTCGCTATTATCATCCATCTTGTGGATGACTTGATTCTTATAGCCAGTCTCAACAATGACCTTCCGGGGGCTAACTGTTAACGTCTGGTTATTGTCAGCCGCAATCGTCGCTAAGTAGTCATACATTTCAATTTCAGCCATAATTCAATCCTACTGCCAGATTGATCTCAATCCTTGATGACCATTATTATATTGTTCAATGATAGCGTCGGCTATACTGTGACCATCAACAACAACTGCACATTCTGTTTCTTTAATAATTAGCTGATCTTGCACAGTCACCCAGCCTAAACCAAGACACCCATGACATTGTTCCTTTTTAACCTTACCCTTGCCATTGCAGACAGGACATTTTTCGCTATGTGCCATACCTAACTCCTTTTAAACTATACCCAAATTGACCTTAAACCTTCATGCCCGTTATTGTATTGTTCAACAATGATATCTGCTATTGTGTGGCCATCAATGACTATCGTTATTGATTGGTCTCGTTCCAGGATCGGTTGTATCGCATCAAGAAAGGCATTACTCAGCCCAGTCAAATCAAGACTCAGTGGCGCTTGCTCGGTTGCACCCGGTACACCTATTGCCGTTCCTTGGGCATATACCGATTCCCAAATGTCTTTATAATCCGGGCCTTCCCCAGTATAGGCTTTCATCCAGGGCAAGTATTCGTTCTTGACATAATCAGAATATTTCTGAAAATCCTCTGCACTCTGACCGGCCATTGCGAGTAGCCGCTGGTATTCCATTTGATAGGCTTCATAACTTTGGACAGGAGCTAATTGAGATAGGGCAAGGTCGGAAAAGAAATTTTGCCATTCATCAGTGACAGGAGTAATGTAATTGTCAATGAGATTTTGAGCCTGGTATCCGGCGGCTTCGTTCAGGTTGGCAAGCATCTGGGTAAAAATGTCCGGGGCCTCCGTCTCAAAGCCCTTGATGCTGTCAAGCTGGGTTTCATACCATTCATTGAGGTTTTGTAGTTCGTAATTGAAAGAGGAAAGGGTATTCTTTGCGATAATATCCTTGATGGGTTTCCAGATAGGCTCAGCCAATTTTTCAATGGTCTTCTCTATCGCCTGCGCTCGTTTACCCTCAAGGTCGGTCACTAAAGAAAGGTCAATGCCTACCTCTTCCAATGCTACCAGATAGGCATCAAACTGCTGGTTAGCAGTTGCAATCGCTTCAGTAACTGCATTCGTGGACTCCGCGCTCGTATCGATAAATCGCTGAAAGCTCTCCCATATCACCTCGGCATTATTAATCGCAATTCCCACTTGATTTAACTGAGTTAGGAATAGCTCAATGTCATCAACGAAATTACCTACCGTAAGAGTGTCCAGGAGACCCTTGAGTTGTTCCGATGCGATATCAAAAACATCCGATCCTTCAAATCCCTCTCGTATGCTTGATATGAATTCCTCGGCAAATGGAGCACCGATAGTATGACCAACTAGCTTAAATACGCTGGGGTGTTCTGAACCTGTAAAGAAATCACTGCTGTCTTCCCAATATTTAACCCACTGGCCTATAGCTTCATCCCAATAGTGCGTATATGCTGTACCCAAGGATTCAAAGATAGTATTAGCTGCGAGATCTACTCGTTGTAATTGCAAGTTCAACTCATCATAAAGACTAGTATCAGAAATGGTCTCGATAAATACCCCCATCCAATCATCCCAGGTTCTTATTACCAGTGCATCTCTTTGGGCCGCTATACCTTGAAAATATGTCCGTTCTTCTTCGGTCATTTGGCGCGTTGTATTTGACGCTTCGCCCCCAAGGTTTGCAGTAATTTTAAAAGGCGTAAGATCGTCTAATTGTGCAAGGATATTCTGCTGAGCCTCTGGCCCCAAGTTGTCATATAGCGTTTGATAGAACCCCAGGGCATCATCAAGGATTGCCTGATTCTGCTCAATTACCTGATTTATCATATCGGCAGAAAGATTAGAGGAACCGACATACCCCAATTCCCCTGTCAATAGCGATTCCTCCGGTCCACCTCTTCCGATAGTAAATTCAGTACCCGCAGTAGGCCGTTTATTCTTATTCAATGTCTCTGATATGATATAGTAAGCCATGGCTGCAGCAGCCGCAAGAAATCCGGTCGTGCCTAAAGTCGCCCCCATGCTTGAGGTGCCCGACATACCCCCGCCATACATGGCACCATAAACCTCGCCCCCACCGATAGGAGTATTGAGAAGGGACCCGAGCGAAGGAATGCCGCCCGTAATCCCAGCATATCCTACTTCGTAACCGAGTTTACCCGCCAAATTCATACCTAGATTTCCAAGAAGACTTCCACCGGCACTCGTACCCGCTTGACCTAAAAGTGAAGTGCCTGCTGTGCCGAATATGCTACCCACGACAGGAATTATTATCTGCTTCGTCATGGCATACGCGATAAGCTCTGACAGCATTTTCTTGAACAAGTTGGATATTTCATCCAGGAAACTCTCCCAGTTATCTATCTGCCCATCGAGCACGTTGTACCAAAAGTCCCTGAAGGCATCCTGCAAGCCTTCAAGCGCATGAGTCCAAATAGCTTCATATTCTTTTGCGGCTTTCTCGGCGGCTTTTTCTGCCTCTTCGTATGCTTTTTTTGTTTGTTCGTTAGCTTTCCCTAGGCTCCACTCAGTCGCTTCCATTCCCACTGCGATCTCTTTTTCCAGATCCGCAACAGCCTGTAATTCATTCGCCCATCCCCAAGTCAATTCTTTCAGGGTTTCTAAGTCACCAGCGGCATCGCCCAGATTGAAACGTTCATCATGAAGGTTCTGATAAGTCGCCCAAGCCTCCTCACTCGCAGCGTTAAATTTGTCCATCTCATCGGTGACATCTTTAAGAATTTTTTCAGCATCGGCAGCGGAAATCTTAGTGGGACCATAAAGATCCTTTGCGAGCTTCTTTACCTTCTCGATAGCATCTGCCTCTTCCTCCAAGGCTTTTGCAATCTTCTTGATTTCATCACTTACAACCGTTCCAAATTCACCCCCTGCACCCTTACCGCCCTTACCGCCGCCGAATATTGCAGACCATTCTTCGTATGGGATCCCGGCTTTAGAGGCAGCATACATATTATCGATTAATTTTTGATGCTCCTCATAAAGTTCAGCAACACTAAGACCACTCATCTTTTTTGCAAGATTATCTATCTGGGCAGCTATAAGTGGCAATAGGCCAAGCAATAATCCGGCTGGATGGCCTATGAGTATCCTTCCCACAAGGCCAACGGCACCAGCCCCTACAATTCCTTCAGGAAGTGCATTGTAAATATCAACGATACCTTGGATGCTTGCCTTTATCTTATCAATAGTTTCATACGTCTTTTGTTCTATTAGTTTATCATTGGCATTTACCCATTGTTCAACTTTATCAATCCATTCCAGTAAGGTTGATTTGCCCTCTTCCATTAAATGCAATAAGACTTCATTCTTGACAACCACATTCCCTACGCGTTCCTGTAAGTCTCCAAAGAGATTTTTTAGCTGGTCCAGGCCACCGGAGAAGGTCTTGGCATTTTCCTTCGCAACCTCAAAGCCCCTTGCTGCGAACTCTGTTATAATTTGTAATTGTTCAGTGGCATCAGTGGTAGACCGAAGGGCAGGGATATACCTTCGGAGCATTGTAAACTCGCCCTGCTCCGCAAGGGCAATATACATTGCCATAGATTGCACATCTCGCCCCGTTGCAGCAGCAAGACCGATAGTCATCTTAGTAGCATCTTCCAGCCTATCAGAAGTCACGCCAAGGTTTTTCTGAAGCGCCATTAACTTCAAGACTTCTTCATCCCCGTATGTCGTAACTGCCTGAATACCAGAAGCAAAATCAGCATAACTCTTGACAAGCTCCTTGGTATATTCATTATTGGCTCTCAGGGATGCAGCTAAAGCAACCTCAGCCTTTTCCTGTTCCATAGCCAATGAGATTGATTTCACCGCTATTTTCTGAGCCGCATATACAGCGGCCGTTACCGCTATCGCGTATGCCTTCCAATGATTTTTCAGGTCTTCTAAAAGAGTCTTTTGGTGTCCGTACTGCTCCTCATTGAGTTGCTTGATTTTGTCGGTCTTAGCCTTTTCTGCCCGGACAAGATCATCTGCCGTAGCCTTGCCGCTCTTTTGAATGGCTTCAAAGGACTTCTCGGCCTGCGCCCGCATGAGATCAAAAGTCGCCCCGGATTTGATACCCAGATTCTTAAAGTTCTTTTCAAGGACAGATGCGCCATCTTGGGCCTCTTTGAAAAGGGTCTGCTGGCCTTTCATGTACCTTGTTTTGTCTAAATCAAGAGATACGAAATACCGTGCCGATAGGTTTACCAGCCATTATCGACAACCTCCTTTTTCCAATACCAAAAAGTTAGGATCTCCTTGGCAAAAGGTAACAAGCGTGCGCTCTAACCTTTTTTTGTTTGATAATTCTTTCACCCAGATGATTAAGGTATCATATCCAAATGGTTTGAATACATTGATCCTGTCTTGCGGATCATCATCCTGGTGCCATCTTTCGCCGTAAAGCTCTATAATCTGTTTCCTCCCATTTATATTGATAAAATCAGGGCATTTCCCGTCTATAACAACCTGTCCGTCCCCTACAAATTTCCATTCGCCAGGATATATTTTATCCAAAAGATTCATAAGTTTAGTTTCGCACTTGTTAGGAGAATTAAAAACGAGGCATTTTTTTGCGTGTTCTGGGTTTTCCCAAAGTTTCTTGTGTGCTTTGGATAATTTTTCTCTGGATTCTTTAGAAATAATTTTTCCCTTGTTGCCATCACCTATTTTCTGTCGCCATACTTTCTTTTTTTCTTCATCTATTGTTGCCCAAACTCTCTTGCTGGCTTTTCCTATTTTCTTTTTATGTTCCTCTGATAATGGGATGCCTAAATGAGCCGCGATTATCTTTGCTTTGGAGTCTTCAGAATGATGCCTCCCAAACATCGGGTGCCCTTCCCCAGATTGATAATCATTATGGGATTCACTCATTTTCTGTTTTGATTCATTAGAATGATGTTTGCCGAACATTGGATGATTTTCTCCAGCTTGGATTCCCTTATGTGCCTCACTTAGCTTTTTGCGACCTTCTATTGATAGCTTTTTCCCCCACATATGGTTCTTTTCGCCAGCACAACATCCCCTTAAAGATTCGGACATTTTTTCTTTGTATCCAGGTCGTTCCCAAACTTCCTTGGCTGTTTTGCCTATTTTCTTTGTTACTCGTGATTTAAATATAGGATCGGACCATCTTTTTTTGGCTTTCTCAGATATACTACGCCTTGCTGATTCAGATAGATTAACTTTCGGATGATTCTTTTTATATTCCGAATCTTGCCATCTAGCTTTCATGCTATCGGATATCGCCTTTCTGCCTTCATCCGTTATCACGATGGATGCCATTTCCTTGCAATACTCAGGATCTTGCCAACGTCGTTTCGCTGCCTCAGATAGTTTTCTTCTATGTTCTTCGGAGAATTGCGCCACTTTACTTCACCCCTATGATTGTCTTAATTGCAGGTATTGATTGAGCCAGAGCAGGCCTCATAAACGGTTTTGAGTATTCAACAATCGAAGCATAGTACGCCAGGAAATTACCTACATAGATACGGACATCCCTCTTTTTCGCTAATAGTTTTCCAGTCTTTGAGTGCTTACGAGTAACCCGGATAGACTTTTTGAGTTGCCCTGCATCCCTAGCTGTCCAGGGTTGACCCGCATAAGGTCCGGTTTTATACATAGGTCTGCTAATGGTCCCGACAGGACATTTTTGACGAGCCGCACCAGCCACAACCTCACCAGCCTCGACAAGGCGTTCAATGGCTACATTGTCAAATTCTTCATCGAATTTGTTAGGGTTCCAGTTGGATATTCTCATGGCGTTGCCTCTTTGCACATTATCGTTATCTCTCCCTCATCTTCTCGATCCACCATCGCCCCAGCCGCAAGACCCCCTCGAAGCATCCCTGATGGTCAGCAACCTCGTAAAGCCTAATGGCCTCATGTATTGCAAGCTGATTAATACTTACAGGTCCATTAAATCCCATCACAAACTGGTTCTGAACAATGAAGAATATCCTTAGTGCATCTCCATTTTCTTCAACCGGGTCTATCCTGCATGCCGCACACGGAGGCTCTTCAGGGGGCATTCTCCTCGCATACATCTTCCTGCATCCTCCGCAAGACGAAGCATACTCTATTGCCCATCCTGCGGAGTCGAGGAGTTTTTTTCGGCGTCCTCTTTATCTTTAATGCTGCTGCCATGCAGGATTTGTTGGCAGCGATTAAAGTAGCGATTGAACACCTCATTGTGTCGCAAGAGCGCCTTATTTTCCCTTGTGCAGTCTATTACCTTCCCCGTGCGCTTGTCTTTGAATCCCTCTAGTTCTGTAATGGCATAGTCGTACATTTCATCGAGTTCAACCATCTGTTCTTCAACGGTTTGGTCTTTGAAATATGTTATTCGATCCATACCCCTGGATTTGGGATTGAAGACGTGTTCCCTGCGTCTTTCCCTGCCCTTCAATTTCAGTTCAAAGAACGGAGCTGTGCTTCTGATTTGTGCTCGCGCATCCGGCTCCGGGTCATGATAAACAACATCGCCAGTTGCTTGATCGATATGTGAACCGAAAAACGGAAACCATTCTCCCTGTGAGACATCAAGGTCAATCAACATAATAAGATTTCCTTTCTGCTATTGTTATGATCCTGTACCTACCTGCTCCATACATGCGCCTTCAACCTCTCCCGCAAAGTCGATAACTCCCATCCCACTCCTTGGAAGCGTGACGGCATCTGCTTTGCTAATAAGGATTGTGCCACCAGTACCAACATGCCACCAGGTAGCAGCGGCTGCGTAGAGATACAGATTGTATATCCCAATCCCCGCCTTACATGCTGCTGCTAACAATGTCTGACCGGTTGAATCATTCGGATCGTAATTCCCTTTGAATGAAACCGATCCGGGTTCCGCAACTCCATCAGCAATCTTTTCAACGACAGTATCCGCAAAAGCAGGATCTTTTTTGATAACCGCCATTGATACTCCGGTTATTGCCCATTCCGTAAGTTCGGCAATCGTATTGCCGCCATACATCACATACCCAGCTTTACCTGAAATCTTCATTTTACTTCCCTCCTAATTGTTGTATTACGTTCACTTCATTAACTTGCGTTTCATCAAAAAACATTACTTCCCACTATATTCCTCTATACCGCCGTTGGCGTTTCAAGCTCTGTTTTTTCTGCGGAAAATTCCGCTGCTGTTGAATCAATCCTAATCACTTTTTTATTGAACTTGTTATAAATCCATTTAAAACCATTCCGAAATGACTCATCTGGAAAATATGGAAGTGGCCGCAAAGAATAATGCTCACAAAAAGCATCGATAACCCAAGCCGTTAAACCCATTTGCCATGCCTGCAAAACAATTAATGTTCCATACAAATCAAATCCTTCCAAGCCCTCATCAAACCTAAACCCCCTTTTAAGATTAACAATAAGAACGCATTCATCAAGACAACATGCGGGTTCCGGAAAGTTATGAATCTCTGAAGTATCATGGTAAAGAGGGATCTGCATGGCATGAAATTTGCCGCATATCCGTCCCCGCATATCCTTCCCGATAACTCCGGCAACAAGCCATGAATCGGGTAGTTTCGCCAATTGTTCCTCAACCTGCTTGATCCAATCGTGCCGGAAAAACATATCCTGGTGACAAAGGACCGCTATGTCCGCACCTTCAGCCTCCATCACGGCAAGGAGTTTATTCAGTCCCTTTGTAGCTGATTCGGGTTCGTCGAGATAGTGCATATTGCCTTTAATTTGCGATTGCCGGAGAACCATATCAAGACGCACTTGGTCATTGACCATCACCCCAAATTGGATGTTTAACATGCTATCATTTAAACCAGTATTCCCGTGCGTCTTCGCTTCGCCTTTATCCCATCGCCCAGGCTCATAGAAATTGAAAAGAGCAAACAGGTCTGGTTCATAATGAATTGGATATATGGTCTTGAGGTATTCGGCCATCAATCCATCGGCGATAGCCGGATAATTTTCATCATACTGAACTAGTTTCAAAACAGATCCCTTCATAAAGACCTGTTCACCGCCTACTTTTCCGACAACCATATTTTCGGGTTTTGCCAGAAGGGTATTTGTCGGGTATGCCCGTTCTGGAAGTGCGTTGGGGGGAACACAATCTCCGCGTTTCATGGAGATAATTACCACGGGATCATCGAGTTTTCTGATAGAATCGAATACCCCCGACTCATACATATCATCATCTGCCATTTGGACATAATAGTCATCATCGGCGATGGGAAATTCTCGTATAAATGCGTTGTGCAGGGGAACTCCGAAGTCACCATATTTCGGTTTGTTGTAAACGAAGGGCTGAATCCATTCCTCAGAATATTCAACCGGCGGTGTACCCGTGAACGTGAGCGGATGCAGAATCACGTTCATTGGCCGATATGCGTCAAGCAATTTCGACCAGAGTTCGTACCTTGTGAACGGCATGAAAAGGTGAACATTTTTCATTCGATTCCTTTTGCATGAATAATCCCGATCCCATGTATCTTGCGCCCAGATGGATCGTCAAGAAATTCAAACTTCTCTTTATTTTCACCGTTTAGTATTTCCCAAAATACCGCCACGTCGGGACACGTAGGCTCCTGTAGGTCATGAAAAGCGCATATCTTTGAAAGCCGCCCGACATTCTCCCAGTCCCTCACGAGCCAGGGCATTGTGTGATCTCCGTCAATGAAGATGAGATCGAAGATCATACCCGCGATGTCATCGCTTGTGGAAGGTTTGAAACTCAACCATACCTCTTTTTCGATAATCTCCCGGATCTCCGGGTCAAGACAATCCGCCGGATCAATGCCTATACATCGAATATTTGAGTTGAATCGCCGGAGATATTCCGAACAGAAAAGAAAATTTCCGCCGTGCATGACGCCGATCTCACAGAATGAAGTGATCTTAAATTGGCTCACATAGACAAGGGCCTTGGCGATCTGCTGGGGAGTCTGTGCTATTCCTACAGGAACAATGAACTGCATTTCCGGGCCGGTTGACTGCGGCCATGCGACAATCCCGAAACAGCGCACGAGATTTGCCACAACTTCTGCGTTTCGGAGGCTGTCGAGGTCGAGGCATCTGATTAAGTTCCGAGCTACTATGATATTTTTATTTTTCATAACTCTACGCCTTGAAATTCTTCTCTTTCCTCTATCGTTGAATCCCAATCCATGGCCGCTTCCGCTGCCTCATCCGGCGTTCTTTTGTTGTTACCCATAAATACTCTGTCACCGCTGTCACCACCCATTACCGGATCAATCTCAATCCAGTTAATAGCAATCCATTCTGCGCGGGTGATTTGTGAAAGAGCTTTTTCCATAAATTTCCTTAAATTAATCGAGCTTCGTTACAATGCCATATTCAACAGGAAGGTGCCAAACCCTTTGCAAACCGCCACCCTTTATCGTATGATCTTCTGGTATTGGTTGTGGTATATTTCGGCGCTCCATTAAAATTAGTGTCTCTCCAGTAAGCGTCTCTAGCGTACAATCATCATAAAGTTCCTTTAGGTATCCATAAATCGTCCAAGCTTCAGATGGCGCATGCAGTGCCGAAAAAATTGAAAACTGCATTAATATGTCGTTATAGTCCCTCTCAAATGTTGATAGTGATTGAGGGTCGCCAAATACAGGAAGCAAAAAGACACAATAGGGATAAGCATCATCATCTTCAGCCCTACCGTTACGTAATTGGCTACCAATACTGGTCAAAAAAGTAGATCCAGCAGCTTTTGTTATTATAGCTGTCGTAAGATTGAGCATTTAAGTTGACTTCCTTTTCCGCAATTCAATATTTCCAGTAAATATCTTGCTTTTGATTTCCCCATTTTCGACTATTAGCTTCCCTGCATTATCTATTAGATATTGCCGGTAGCGTCCTGTTTCATCATTCGCCCAAATCACGCGAGGGATCTCCTCATCATTATCCTTATTAATGACAAAATGTCGTAATGCCTCTTTTTGCAATGGCTTATGCCTAACACTTAGAAACATTTATACTATCTCCTTAGGTTGACTCCTTTGCCATAATATCGAGCCATTCCCCTCGTTCTGAAGGGTTAATTATGCTCACAATATTAAAATAGCGATCACCGAACTTGATTCTCCAGCTTGAAAGAACCCCACTTCTATATCGAATCCTGACCCTATGGCTTATGATCATATTAGTCTGCATAGATTGTACTATTTCATTGGCAGATATCGGCCAGATAGCCGCCCAAACAGTTGCCAAATCAGTCCAGACTACCGTAAACGATCCCATCCCGTCTGCCGTTTTAGTTTCATATTGAAGAGTTATAAGTTTTTTAAGTTCACCTGATTGCATTGCTTAAACCCAGATTCTGTATGGCGAGAGCAAAGCCATTACAGTTTTATTTTCAGTTACCGTTACCCCTACATGTTGAGCACTTCTCATATTGTAAAGATCCTCTGCCAGCATCTTGATAGCTGCCTTGATCTTGTATGGCACCAAAGCTCTGGTCGTCCACCCGCAAGTGAAATGGATTTTAACAGGCTGGGTCGGCCATGCCGTAAAACTCGGCCATGTTTCACCATACGGTAAAACGATTTTACCACACGCCTCGCCATTAGTCTCAATCAGGTAGTCGCTTGTCAAGGTTAAGGTATTGGTCTTTTTTGAATCATCGGTATCAACCGAGTAATATGTAATGGTTAGCCCGGTAGCTTGCAGGTTGCCAAAAGGTAGCTTGATGAAATCATTCCCGGGGAACTTGTCAAGGTAATAATCCCACACCTGAGTTAGCAAGGCTCTCCGGCAAATATCTTCCACGTGCTCTCTGGCAGCTTTGATAATGGCATCAATATAATCGTTTTCAATATCGTCAGTTTGTTCAATCCGCAAGTGTTCTTTCGCTTCATCTTGCGTGATAGGCTCTAGTACCGGGGGCGTATATATTACTGCTTGCATTATTTATCCTTTACATGAACACGATTAAAATCGGCTTCGTCTTTTGCGCCACTATCCAAGGTATAAACAAACGTCAGATGATATGTTCCCGCGCCATTGGTAGTCGGATAATCCAGAGCAACCGTCACTACATTTGCCGCCACACTGGGGGTGCCATTTATCAGGTCGGTATCTGCCGTTCCATCACTCGTATGTGCCGTAACTGTTATAGCTGATATATTAGTGCCGTATGGTAACTGCCCATCATTAGCTATTACAGAACTGCATACCGTAAAGGTAAACGTGTATGGCATTGCAGCCGTATTCGGTTGGACCGTTATCGAATCAGTACCTTGGAAGTTTGGCATTATAATACTTCCTTTGTAATGAAATTATAGATTCTTTTAAGCGTAGTAAACGCAATAGTTTTAACTTTGCTGGTGAATGCAAAAACCTTAACCTTGCCAATCCATGAAAAGGTTCTAGTGTTAGCCGTAAATGCAAAATGTCGTGCTGCCGCTGTAAAATTTGCAAGGGGTTCAGCATAACTAGGCCAATAAAGTGCTTGCCAATACCCATCAGGGAAATAATCCTCCTGCCAGTAGCCGACGTTCATTTTAGTTGCCATTAGGTAGCATCTCTTGTCCCTACTGCGGTTCGATTCCCTGAGGCGTCAACGGTAGCTGATATTCTGTTTTTCGTGTCGGCAATATCCCTGAAAACTATTGTGGTAGTACCGCCCCCAGACGATTCACCCGCTAAGACCGATAACGCCAATTTAAACGCACCCGCTAGTGAAATGGCAGTTCCATCGTTATCGACTTCAGGGATTCTAAAGACACCGGTGGTCTTGGCGGTTCCGTCCTCATAGAATTTTCCGAAATAAGTACCAACCACTGTAAAGTTATAGTCCAGATAATAAAGACCTTCTTCCACTTCGGTAAACGTCTGCTCCGCTGATTTAGTCAAACTAGGATTCCAAATATATGCCGTGACGGTGATTCCTGTACCGAAATTCTCTGCCTTATAAACCAAGCGATTCGTCCCTGTCTCACAAAACAAGGTACTCATATTTTCGGCCTTTCAAATATGATTAAACCCTGGACAGAATCATCGTTTTTTGCAATCTGTTTCCAGGTGCTAAAGTATTTATCTATCCAGACTTGATCCTCTTTCCGTTTAGAGTCGTGGCAGGCCACAAGTGGTATGCTACTATTGGCGATTGCCTTATATGATGGTTCTCGATTCTCCCCACCAAAGGGACCGTCTATAAGGGCTAGGTCAAAGTCCTCATCTATCTTTAGATAGCGGCCGTTCCAGTGCCGAATATCGGCATGATGCGTTTTCCGCAACACTTCTTGAAGGGTTTCTGGCCTAGTCTCAAAACTGATAACCTCCATACCTAATCGCTCAAATAATATGGTTGATGCCCCTGCGCCAATTTCAACTACTCGTTTTAATCCTCTCTCACGTATTATGTCCCTGAGCATTATCCAATCGGTCGGGTCAAGGGTCCATCCACTCCATTCAATCGGCTCATTCTGTGGTATTGTCTGCGAGTCAGCTTCCAGCACTTCATTGAAGATGTTCAATAATGCTTGTCCCACCTTCTCATAATTGAACTCCTGCTCGGCTAATTTCCGGGCCTCACCGCGTAAATCCTCTCGCTGCAAAGCCAACCAGCAATTATTGATAGCCTGTGCGAATCCGTCAGTATCCCTAGCATCGGCCGTATAATTCGTATAAGAACATCCTGTTCCTGCGACTATTGGCAAGCCTGATGCTAATGCCTCGCGAACTACCCGCGTGGCAATTCTATGCGGTGTTACCAAAATGTCACCTGCCCTGTAAACGTCTGGCATGAATGGCACTAAAGCGTCCGCAACACCCACAATGCCCTTGTTTCTTAGGCTCTGTATCAAGTTTGCAATATATGGAGCACCCGGCGGAGGACAACCAAACACCTGCGCTTTCGCAGTAGGACAATATAGTTCCTTAAATCGTGCAACGGCAAAGATAGTATTGAATGGGGTAATATCCTCTCTCCAAATATCCGCGATAATTATATTGGGGCTACCGCTAAGATCCCCAAAATTAAAGGTCAAGCCCTTTGGGTTATACTTAATTAGGTCCACTGGGGCAGGGATATAATATGTTTTTTTCTGCCCCGCTATAATATCCCAAAACGGCTTGTGCTCCTGCCAAAAGCTAATAAAGGCCCTATACCGTGGATTAGCTTCAGCATTTGACATGATCGTAAGGACTGGCGACTTCTTATTATGCTCCAGAATATAGGAGTATTCCGGCCGGCCGTGTAAGCACATAATGACAGGTATGCCGATCCTAATAATCGGATCCGGGGCTAGTGAGTGCCGCATGAGAATATCTGCATTATAGGACCACTCAGGGCTTACGCTCACTAAGTCCTTATCATGCAACCCCACACGGCAACAATCCTGCCCCTGCTCCGAGTTACCCTTGCAATCAATGAATTGGGCATCAATGCCGTACATTCGCTCAGCAAAGATCATATCCCTAACCGTCTCATACATACCTGAACGGTTAGGGGTGAACTGTGCAAAGTGGGCTACGCGCATAAACCGCTCATTCTAGGGCAAGTTCCTAGATTCCCATGTTTACCCCTCATGAGAGTTCCACAGATAGTTCGTACAGCTACCTCTTCATCAGGGTCAATTATGGGTTTATAATCGCAATGTTTGTTCATATCAAATTGCGATCTGGGGTCCCATAAAGGATTAAAACATGCGCTTGCTTTGTCGTTCTGTTCATGCCAGAAACATGATTTGCAATCTGCTATTGCCACTTAAAACCCCTATTAAAATGTTTTTTAGCTCACGCTTGCTGGTTGACCTATCGCCGCAACTGCTGCTGCGGTCGCACCAGAGGCCGCATAACCCGCCGCCAATGCAGCTGCCACTAAGGCTGATGCGGCTGCATTAGCTGCTAGAGTAGCTTGACTATCTGCGGAAGTTGCCTTACCTAATGCAGATGTGGCCTTGGTCGCAGCTATTGTGGCCTGACTATCAGCACTTGTAGCCTTTGCCGCTGCTATGGTCGCCTGGCTATCTGCCGAGGTCGCTTTGGCCGCTGCAATCGTAGCCTGACTATCAGCCGACGTGGCCTTATCTCCCACTGAATCAACATTGTGTCCGCCAACATTATAGGTTTTGGTTACCGCCCCTGCGCTATTCTTATCGAGAATGTATACAGTCCATCTCCCTTCAGCATCAGGGGTGAAGTGTCCATGATACCTACCCTGGGCCTTCTCTCCGGCTGTCAATGCCGAATGTAAGGCCGACTGAGCAACTAAATCAGATGCCCCAGCTTCATCAAATACCTTACATGTGGGAGCGGCAGCAGATAATAGATTAGCCGCCTGGTATGTAAGCCTAATAATTTCATTAACTCTATATTCTCCCTGTGCCATTTTGTTACCCTCCGTTAACTTATGTTATTGTTGCTTCGTTAGTGTCACCACCGCCAACATAATCATCTAAAATCATAGCTGGCGATGTTATTGTCTTTGTTTTCTTCGCTGGCTTTTTCCGCTTTTTCTCATTTGTTACTTTGGTTCGTTCTCTAGCTCTCACAATCTTCTTTTTCATGATACTCCTGCCTCCGCTTTATCGAGTGTGTCTGTGGCATCTACCCCTTCAACAGTAGAAATATTAACCCCTACATACGGACTCACGGGAACAAGCATAAATTCCAGATGAGTGGGATCACAGCCGGTACATATAAGTGAGACAACCGCAGACCACGCTCCCGAAGCAAACACTCCATCGGCAATATCAAGACGATATACCCCAGGAGCATTAGTTGCATCGACTTCTAAAAATCCCCAATCCAGATGGACATCTGTAAGTGCCGGAGTTGCCAAAGCAACCGGCGCGCCCGCCGTTAGAACAACATCATTATCCGTCTCCACCCGAGTATAGCAAACATCTATTCCAGCAGAAGCATTGGTAAGTCCTGTTTTAGGTGCGCCTGCCGTGTCGCGGATTAGTATGAGTACCGTATAATCAGTCTGTCCGATATTGACTTCTTGCTTCATTATTTATTCACCTTATCCTGTCATACGATTGCATTGTCCGCCTAAACTATGGCCTATTAAGGGAAGGATAGAACCTGCGATTATCGGATCGACTCCGCATCTAATCATGTCCTTATAGGATGAATTTGTTATAGTAGGAATTGGGTCTGGCATTCCGTCAGAAAAGTCACCAGGATTATATCCCATATCTCCGCTTGTTCCAGCTTGATACCCGATTACAGAACGGAAACCTACAAAGTAAGCCAGTTTATAAGAAACTCCACCAGTTAATGAAGTATATTCATTTCTCCATGTAATTCCTGAACTTATATAACCTCTCCAGGCGTAAGTAGTATCCATTGATACCTGCGAAGTTCCCTCCGCAACTAAAACCCCATCCGCTGTATAGATACCAAGCCGATAATATACAGTTCCCGAATAAGCCTTCGCATAGAACTCCAGAGCTTCAATACTCTGTGCGCCACTTCCTGGGCAAGCATGTGTTACATTCTTGTAGGCTTTATATTGGTTATAAATGGTATCGTTATCCCCTACATATGTTTGTTGACCAAAATAAGTTGCCAATTAGATTGCCTCAGTTATTGGCACTTCAGATACTATGTATTCATCTTTTGTCATATGTGCCTGTAGAAATACTGGTTTAGATGGTTTTGCATTCACTACTGCTGTTTTAATGGCTGCATACCAAGTTTCACGATCAGCAGTATTGTCAAAAGTCATCGTTGCAATGATCCGATATTCTGTTCTCATTTTATCTCCTTCTTATGGCAAGTTCATATTTTGGCATGGTTTACCTTTGCCTTATTGTGCCGCTCATACTAACTTCTAAGCCTTACAGGGCGACATAAGCCGCCCTGTCGAAGCCATTAGGCATCAACTTCTCTCCAGAGGATTGCGGCCTTTGCACCTACCGCAACACCAATGGTAAAGCAGGCCACAATAACAAATCCACCAGCGGGAACTTGGATTATGCCGTTGATAGTTTGCAAACAAGGACTTCCACCAGACAAAGCCGCTGCCGTATGACCTGTCTGAATAGGCAAGATATACGTTGGGGCAACCGGCAATGTCGCGCCTGTCCATGCCTTTCCAGCACCCGCTGCACCACCCAATAGCAGATTGTGAGGCGTCTCTGCAACACCGGCAGCAACGTCCGTACTGGCATGATATCCGCCTGCCAGCCATGCATCATTGATTCCTGTTGGTGCCACAATTTCCGAATAGCCAGCCATGAGGATACTGAAAATTTTACCTGAACCTACCGGGTTACTAACACACAGCCCAGTATAGGTTGTTGCCAATTCTACAGTCCAAACACATCCAGTCTGATTGGCCGCATAGTAACAATCCCCCTGCCTTACGGTATATGCAAAAGCTCCATCACCGCCTATAGTAATTATCTCTCCGCTGGAATCTACCAGCACAGGTTTGCCAACTCCTGCTTCTGTTTTTCCGTACATGATTAAATCCTCCTTGTATATCGTTATACGAACGCCACTTGCAGCGCTCTTGTTAACCTACGATCTAGCTCCCACATGCCATCATGCAAGATCAGTTCTTCACCGGTATCGACCAAATGAAGCTCCGCACCCTCTACATAATCGGAGGGTGACTTATCATCAGACGATAACCCAATAAATTTAAAGTTGGTCGCCCCAATTGGTAGTATTGCCATATCTTGATCCTCGTTTTAGGGCGGGCCATTATAGAGAACAGCCCGCCGAGAAGGGGTTTATGAGGTCAACGGGTTAACGTATGGATAGTCAGCATTCGTCGCAC